GTTCGGAATTCAGTTCGCCGACAGGATCTGGTTTGTTGATTGTGGTCAACGAGTTTTCGATATACCACTTTCCAGTTGGACCCTGGAAACCATGATCAAAGACGCGAACCCAAGGAAGTTCTTCACCCGCAGGAGCAGGAAGAAAACGAAGCACTGCTTGACCGTTACCTGCCTTATCGACAGTTGGTTTCCAGAAGCGATCGTCGTCGCCACGCTTTTCATTTGATGGGTTTGCGATTGACTCAACTGCCTTCATGAGTGAGTCGAAGTTTCCGCGATTCTTGCGGAGTTCTGATAGTGAATTAATTGACATATGTATTGTCCTTATATTTGCGTTGTATGTTAGTATTTGCGATTTGTATCATAATCATCGTAGTCATCATACTCTTCAGCATCATTACTACCTGAGTATTTATACAGGTTCTTGCGGTGTTTATTTGATTTATCAACACCTTTACGTACTTCTCTTACTTTTGGTTCATCGTTGCCCCAATAGTCCCTGCTTCTTGAATTACCCATTTAACAGACCACTTGGCCTTTCTCCTTGATCCATAGTTGAGAGAATTTCGACCGATCGAAACGAACGAACGGACGATACTTAATTATCAAAAGATTTAAATCGTTCCAGATAAAATCATTCAACAATTCAGTATTTACATTATACCTGAAATCTAGTAGTTTGTCAAGTATAATAACTGTTTCTAGTGAAATTTTATTTCCCAATAACATCTTAATAATTATTGGATGTTGATTGTTGACAGATACAAAAGGATCTTGTTCTGCCTTCTCTGCTTCTAAGAGTAAACGATTAATATCGTTTGTGAACATGTAAGACAATCTGTCTTGTCTACCCTTCCACTTTTCATAGATGTCATCAGAATCTGTACTAAAGATGCCGCCGTTCTTATCTCCTGCTGCAAAATTTGCAACAAAGTAGTTGATAATTTCTTGACGAGCGACGAACTTCTTCGCCAGTTTCCTGAATAGGAAAACATCTCTTCGTTTTAAGAAGGCAGATTCTGATGACTTGACGGCACCTTTAGTAACAGTGACGTCATATGACTCAGTAGTGAAGTGTAGTTTAAGTGCCATGTAGAGGCGATAAACTTCATATGCTTGCATTAAAGAGGTAATTTCCCACCAGATTTGCGCTTCAACATATTTAGTTCTTCTGCTTCTGCTCGAATCTTCTCTTTCAAAGAAGTAGTGAGTAATACAGCAACAGATTCCATCTCAATATCTTTTTTGATACAATAGTCAAGAAGAATATCCAAACAAGGAATACCATTCTCGAATGATTGTTTCTCTACGAATTGAGAGAACTCTATTGCTGTATTATACTCTTTAGTAATTAAAAATTCATTGGTTACTTCAGAACCATCCATTACCATATTCAAAGTTATTATCCTGCATAAAAAATGTGATCACCGATTTTTGTAACACGCCTCAAATTCCATCTTGGATTTACATAATCCGCATGGTAGAATAGCACGTTACGTCCAAGTATACCGTGATTTGCCCCAGAAAGCAATACTTTTTCAGCAACTTTTTTAGATTCTGAATATTGCTGGGCACTGCGTACGCTTTTCTTACCTTCGCATACCCATGAGAACTGGCAAACACGCTTAGTTCTCTGATACACGACTGCGCATACAGACTTCGGGAACTTGGGACTTTTTACGCGATTGATAGTTACTGCAGCAACCGCCAACTTACCTTGCGTTGACTGGTTTCCTGCTTCGTAGTAAATATTGTCTGCTAGACACTTCAATTCGCGATTATTTGCTAAATGTATGTTTTGGGTTTCAATTTTTCTTAGTGCGGTTTTCTTCTTTTCTTCTGCCGCATCTTCTTTAATCTCTTGGATTACTTCTACAAAGCCGAGGGAATATTCCCTCGTATCTCTCTCGATAGCATCTTCAGCATATGAATTGATTCCATATAAACTATATACTAATACTGTAAAAATCGAAAGAAACTTGAAAAACTTCTTGTTAAAGGAAGTCATCTTATTTCCTAATACTTGTTAAACTTGAGAGGGTATTATCCAGTGACTCCCCACACTGGTTGCCCGAAGACAAAAAAACCCACCATGCGTGCTTTTACAAGTAGAGGCGTAGTGGGTTATGCAAATATTTATAAGCACAGAACCGCAGTGAGACTCGGTCCACCCGTTTAATCGAACGGTTGATAGTTTTATTCTGTTTCGAGGAAAAACTATCAAAAACCCAATGCTAGCTTAAGCAGCTAGAGCAAAGGCAACGTTATCGTTTGCATTTACAGTTTGTGGCGCTTTGCCAGTCAATCAGTCTCGGTATTCCTATTACACGAAAATCGAATTCCAATGTCACCCCCATCAACAAGAAACTCATCTTGGCACGTGCCGCAGCAAAAATCATCTTCTAAAATACGTGCTCTTAACTCTTCTCGATTAGTATACTGAGAGTCACGTATATCACGACAACTGCATATTACCATAAATTTCCTCTTGGTGGAGGTGGGGGGAGTCGAACCCCCGTCTTTCCGCTTTTATTGTCAACTGTCAACAACTGATATATTATTTATACTATAGATTTCTTTAGAAGTCAAGTGTTTTTTCCTAAAGTTCCCCATTTAATTTTCAACCAAATTCTCTCATGAATGTAGTAGTCTACACTCAACATCAAATGTAGGATAGTTGAAAATCCTGTTGCTTCACCAATGTTTCCTGTGAACAGATATGTCCACAGAATTGTGAATAACCATGCGGATAATCTGTATGAAATCCCTCTAACTACAGTTCTTGTTTTTGTCTCAAACATCAAATCGATTCCTTTCTACAATATACAGAGGATCACCTGTATTAGAGAGTTTAAATGTCAATCGATTTAACAGTCTATTCTCAAATATCTGATCAGTTTCTTGTCGACGTTTGTGTAGTGTCAACAACTGGTCACTCAGGACAATGTCACCAACTTTCCAGTCGTGATGGTATAAAAACTTTTCCTGGAAGAAATAGTCTTGTAAGTCTTGGAACAATGATCCATCATCACCTTCGATCTCACAATCATTATTGGTGTAGAGATAGATACCCTTGACACCACCAGCATTTTCTTGCTCTAACCACATCTTATATTCATGCTGATTTTTTAGCATGTATTGTCGCTGACGTTCGTCCATTACATCAGACCATTTTAAGAAGTTATACCGAAAGTTCGCATACTTACCTTTTACTCGTTCATATAATTCATCTGGCATTTCTGCTAATGCGATAGCAGTGTTCATCCAAGATGTTCGAGTTCCTTCTACGCCTTTGATGCCTTGCAATGCAACACCATCGGCGCGATCTGGTCCATTGAGATTACAATGCCAATCTAGTTTACCAAGAGGGAAAATCCCAGTGAATTGTCCATCTTTCGATTTCTTACCAGTCACTGCCTGTATTGGGAAAAATTCCGATTCATCCCAGTTATGTATGTCAGGATACTCGGTAAGCATTGGGCGCATATTACCATCAAAGTCAAATCTTAATTGATTCCAATTAGCAATGTTACCAATCTCGTGAATCATTCTTGCGAAATTTAAAGTGTTAGTATCCTGTTCTCTGAATACTACAATTAATTCTTTTAGTAGTAATTCTCGGATATAATTACTATCATCTTGTGTGAAGTTTGTGATATCAAATCCAATAACTTCTACTGCACCATAATCTAATCTTTCAAAATGCATAATCTACTCTTTCTACTTTTATGCTTCCCAAGGAAGTTTTTTTCCTACTGGACCCCACTTACCTTTGGGGCAGGATGCACGATTAAGTTTTGTTTTTACGGGCATCAAACATCCACATTGATTACATATACGCTTATGTATTAGATGTTCGCATTCCATGCATATTTTCATCCGTTGTTCGGATAATTCACTCACTGGTATAATACCCATTTTCATAATAGTCGCGAGTGCGAAGAAGTTTCTTCACCCAATCATCACGCTTTTCAATGAACACTTGCGGAACGTCATCCTCAACTGCGATTAGAATTACCAACCACGGAACAGGAATACCAGTGCGTTCTTCATACATGATAGCATATGCTGCTGTTTGCATGAAGTAACTTTCAATGTAAGATTTAGACTTCGATTTGTTAGAAGTCTTGAAATCGATAACAGCACGTTTGCCATCATACTCAGCAATACAGTCGACACGACCTGCCATGCGCAGGTGATCACTGTAGAGCGCAAGTTCCTGACAATGGATGTTACTGATTGGATCTAGGATAGGTTTAAACTTGTTGAACATCTCAACGTCAAGCATAGATGCTTTTACCTCATCAATCTTATCACTAACGTTTTCGTTCTTGAGGTATGCCTCGGTTAGCGTGTGAATCTTAGTTCCGCGAGTCGATGCTTTGTTTGAAATTTTATTTGCTTCTTCTTCACCAACACGCTTTCGCCAAGCAGCGATAGAGTCGCGGGAGAGAACTCCTAGAACGGTGGTGGCAGAGGGATATGCAGTACCACTGGCATTTACATAAACTCTACCACCATCTTCGCTCGTAGTTGATTGGGCAAAATCTTCATACTCATATATTGTTTCAAACATCATAAATCCATTATACTATATTCTACAGAAAAGTCAAGCCCTAATTATATTTTTCTTCGTATTCCAAACGAGCAATGATATACTCCTTGACCAGTTTAGAACGGACGATGTCGTTAACAGAGAACTCAACTGTTTTAAACGAAGGCATCATGTCAGCAATTGTTATAAACTTTTGCAAACCAGACATATCGTTCTTTTTATATAGGTCTGTTTGTCGGAAGTCTCCACAGAAGATAATCTTGGAGTTCTTACCGATACGTGTCATAATAGAGTTCAGTTCCATGTCAGTCATATTCTGACATTCATCAACAATGATCACTGAATTATCAAGTGTGATACCACGCACGAACGAGGTGATTAGGAAATGAACGGTCTTTTGTTCCTGTAACCGCAGGAATGGTTGAATGTGATTGAGTAAATCATCACATATCTCAACATATGGTAAAGTATAGACCTCTGTTTTTTCCTTCTCGTCACCTGGAAGGTGTCCGATATCTCTTGATGGTACTGCTGAACGCACAACAACAACACGTTCATAATCTGTTGTTGGGTCCAGAACTTCTTCAAGTGCCTTATACATGGAAATAAATGTTTTACCTGTTCCTGCTACACCGTGTAGTAGAATTGCAGTGGACTGTTGATTGTAAAGATCGAAGAAGAGTCGTTGATTCTGAGTTTTTGGTTGAATGTGTTTTAGATCCTCATATTTAACTTTGCACAGTTTACTCTTTTCGATTGTTACTTTTGGTTCAGAATTCGATACAACTTGGAGATTGTTTTTTCTTCTTGTCATAAACAGTCCTTAATCTTGTCTAGAGTGAATACAAAAAAGGCGACCCCACATAAGGTGGAGTCGCCTATTGTTACCGAACGATCTCGGTATCTGAAATTGGAATGGGGATTGTTCTTTTTAATCTCATACAGGTATTTATTAAACTGTATCCCTCCACCACTCTGGAATAGGACGATTTTTCCACTTTGCCATACTTTTTTTTGCACCGATATAATAGTTACGATATGACTGCAGAGAGTCGCCCTGCACCTTGTATTCATCAGGCATAGCAGGTGTTGGTTGTGTTAGATATCCAATAGGAATATTAGCAGGAGGTTTCCTCAACCAGTATACTAGACGATCAGTCGCATGAATCTTGCCATAGCGGTAAGTATATTCCTGTAAAAGATCTTGTAGTAAACACATCAACCAATTGTAATTATTGTTGGACTGTCGCGCCCAAATAGCACTGGGGTGATTAATATGTGATGCTTTGTAAAGCATATTTTCCATCTGATCATCTTCAAGTCGCCAACGCTTGATTCGACGCCCAGAAGAAGCATCAATATATTCTTTGCCGTCAAGCATACGATGTGCTGTTGACAGTAATTGGGCATACTCTAAAATCATTTTAACAACATGCTTATCGTTGTGATATGTAGCACAAGTTTTGACGTCACGGTCAAGGTAAAAAATATTCATAATATATTAGTTCTCAAGTTTAAATGGAATTTCCTCGATTGACTTACGAATGCATTCGATATGCGCTTTCGTAGTATTAGAAATATACTCTGATTCAAGTGAAAAGTCAATACATTTTATGACATCAACAGGATCCATTTTAATTAAATCGTCGATAATTACGCGATTATCTGTTTCGCCGAATGCGTTGACGCAGAATAAAACAACATCAATGTCCATGTCCGAATATAACGGTATTCGGTATAACCGCTTTCCGTTAATAAACTTATCAGGGAATTTCAGTATATCCGCCATATGTTTATTTATTAAAATACTTCCACATTATACATACCTTGGAACATGGCAGCATCCTTTTCATCATTTACCATCGGAAACCCTTTAATGTTCAGACTAGTATTAAGTAACATCGGACAACCTGTTTCTTCATACCATCTTGTCAGCAATTCAAATAATCCTGGATGCTGTTGCTTGTTTACAGTTTGGACGCGAGATGTGCCATCAACGTGAACGATAGCAGGGAACTTTGTAGGAAATTTGCATCTTGCAGTAAACTGCATGTAAGGGGATACTTCAACTGGCATGTCAAAATACTCTGCTGCATACTGCTCAAGGATGACTGGGGCAAAGGGTCTAAACTTTTGTCTGCGTTTGATGGCATTTACTTTATCCTTAATATCTTGTCTAGATGGATCAGCGAGCAGACTTCGATTACCAAATGCTCTCGGACCAAACTCTGCTCTTCCACTAGCAACTCCAACTATACCCTCTTTACGCAAAGAAGTCAATAGATTTTCTATGGGATATTCGGTTTCAATATTCTCGCCGAGATATGGACCTTGCCAGATTAGTTTCCTGCGGTTGTTTGCAGCAATAGCACCAAGAGAACTACCAGCATCTCCTGGATTAGGAATAATCCAGACATTATCGAAGTATTTTTTCGCAATATGATTCGCAGAGCAATTAAGTGCGCAACCCCCTGATAATACTAGATTATTTTGTGCTGGATTATTTTTCTTTGCGCGATGCAGCAGTTTATCAAATTCTTCTTCATAAATCTTCTGCGCAGATGCAGCAAGATCGTAGTGATCAGGATCTTCGTTTTTCAACCACCATTTGCAACCACGATGTAAATTCGTTCTCTCGTATAGTTCGCGCATATCCCAATAATGCTTGTCAGGATTACCATACGCTGCCATACCCATGAGGATATATTCATCTTCATTTGGTTTCAATCCAACTCTGTCTGTTATGGCGGAATAAAATAATCCAAGAGATTTCGGATAATCCATACTCCACTTCTTCTTCATCTTCTCACCGTCGCACAACCAAATAGATGCCGTGTCGAATTCACCGATAGCATCGATTACAAGAGCAGTTGCAGAGTCGAACTGAGAAGTATAGAAACCTGCTGCGGCATGCGACTCGTGGTGCGAAGCAAATTCGACTGGAACTTCGAGACCGAATTCTTTTAGATATTGCCTTACGCTAAACCGAACAATTCCTTGGCCTGAAAGTAGTCTGCGCATTCCTCGAAGTTTTGGTTTTTCATACCAATGAATCTTTTCTGGTTTGCCGAACTTCAATGCTGCACTGAGCAGATCGTCATTTAGATGCTTGTCATTTTTAATTCCACTGTAGCGTTCTGCGTGCGAAGCAAATAAAATTTGCTCACCATCAACTACAGTAAGAGCAGCATCATGCGCCGCAGCAGAGATTCCCCACTCAATCATAATCTATCAGTTTACAAAATTCTGAAAATGTTTCTTTAAAATTTTCTTTACGATAAGAATCTTTCAACTTGGTATTGACAAAAAATTCACTCCAAGAGTTATTATCTGTTTCAGTTGTATTCATAAAATCTAACACATGTTGAATACGTTCCCTCATGTACTGATCAGTCATTTCTTCAAGAATTAAAGTGTAATATTCTGTTATCTGTTGCTTAATTTCGGTTGGAATATTTTTAATGTTATAATGTGGTGGAGAATGTAGTATATTGATATTATACCCCAGTCCAATATGCGCAAAGTGCTTTAGTGTTTCTTCTAAATAATATACATTCAAAGTACTAACTGTTAAGCACGCACTCACATGAATATTATTATTGTTATTTTGTAACGATAAAAATTTTCTAATATTGTTCTCAACTAAACTCCACTTGGCAGGATGGCGTTGGTATTCAAACCGCTTACCAATTCCGTCAATAGAAAGACTGATCAAAACTTTTTTGAAGTGTTTCAACAATTCAATATGAGAAGGATTAAATTGAGTCGCATTTGTGTTAAAATGTAAAATTTGATCTTTAGAATATCCCAATTCTATGCTTCTCTTCAACATTTTCCACTGGTTTTCAACTAAAAATGGTTCTCCACCATACATGTCGATTTGTTTTAGATATGGAAGACTTTTTTCGATGTGTTCCCACGCAGGACTGTCGTCTTCATAATTTCCTTGCCAATCTTTAACCATACGCATATATTTTTCTTTGGCATCGGGTCCAGGATCATTTCCCTGTGTTTTTATCGTAAAGAACTCCTCAACCCAACGACTGGAACACCAAGGACCACAGATCCTACATTTTAAATTACATAATGTTCCAAGGTTTAATTCAACGATTGCAGGTTCCACTGTTTTATCATTGAGGTATTTTGGACCCCAATTTTTATTATCTAGAATTCTTTTGCTTGGTATACCTGCTGATTCTTCATCCCAACATTGTTTGCAATTGGCATGCTTAATTCCATTCTCTAAATCAGTTCTAATTTCTGTAGCAAGTTTTCCGTTTAACGGTTCATTAAAATCATGTGTGTAAATTCTACATTTATTTCCATCTTTATCATCCAACAACATTTCGCTCTTACAACAAAATGAGGCTTCTCCGCCAGTTGAATAGCGAAGACCTTTAAAGACATTAATGCAATGAGTAGTCATTGGTTGTTATATCTTTCCATGTAAGGAAATTTAGTCATAAATGAATGGATCGAGTTTTCTAAGTTTTTTCATTCTTCGAAGATGTTTCTTTTTGACGAAATACTTCTTAATTTTGCCCAGCAATAATTTTATCATATAACTCCTTTGAAAATCTTTCGTGTGCGCTTTCGGGAGGATGATTAAATCCACATGGTGTAAAGTTCATGGGGAAATGTAGTGATAGATTCGGATCGACAGCATACTCCAATATCTCTTGGAATATTCTCTCGAATGTAAGAAGATATTGCCAATCATAATATATGTCCGCAAACATATTAGCCTTCGGGTTAGTCGGATTATAAAAAAGAAGTTCTTTTATGGGAATTGGTTGCATATAAAAATCAAAATTGTTTGCAATACAAAAATTCTTGAAATTTTGGAGTGCACAGAAAAAAGTCTGCATAACTTTATAATCGTTATAATGCACATCAGCATCAAAGAAATCGCGGTGACTCATAACTCTAGAATGTGGTGCACCCGTTCCTGCGGGCGAAAATGACAAGTATCTATGTGGTGTTGTGATTCCCAAAAAGACCAAATCTGTTTTGGCATTTATTTTTTGGGTATAATGCTCTCGAAATAAATCCAAAACCATATGATCAACTGATGCTCCAGGTATAGCATAATTAACATGCTCTAGACCAAGTTTATCTGCTAATTTAGAAGCATAAGATCGTTTGGAACACATTTCTACATATTCTTTAGGTGTTATCCTAGCAATTGATGAAACATAAGCTTCAAAGTGATGCATTGTTTTTTTATCAGACCACCACTTCTGTTTCTTTTTATTACATTCATCAAAACTAATTCCAAGTAACTCATGGTCTATTAATTCAGAACCACAAGTAAATGAACATCCAAATGAAATTAGTCGTGTTTTCCCCTCAAGGTTCATTCTCTATGATCTTTCGGCATTGGTCTTGGATTCTCTACTTCCTTTCCATCTAAAAAGGAAGATAGACTGTTTCGTAAATCCATACATTGTTTTCGCATTTTACCTTCTTCGGGTAAGGAAGGTATTTCAGCATCATACAATGCAATTACTTCCTCGAGTTCTTTGCGCGACATATTATGGCACGCCATGTGATCAGGATAATACAAGTAGTTAAAATTCAGCGGGTTTGAATTATTAAAACGCACATATTGAGTTAGTATCTTGTAGAGAGTAATTGGGTCTCTAACGTTCATTTTACTTACTGTCATAACAATAGAAACATTTGATGTGTGTAAATCGAATTCCTTTGCTATAATTTCTTCTTGGCAGTATTTCAAGTTATCTAAAACTTGATCCCACTTAGCACCTACTCTTAGTTTCTCAAACTTATCGCCGTAAGAATCTATACTGAAAGATAAAACAATACCTCTGAATTTTTTCCAAATATCAATCTCTTTTCTACTTGGTCTTTGTGTTCCATTCGTATTATACAATAATATTGTTTTTTCTGGATTTGGTATTTGGTCCAACCACTCAAAGTGTGTCTTGTTTAGTAGAGGTTCGCCACCCGCAATATCAATTCTGAAATAACCATCTTCACCAGGATTCAATTTTTTATATTGTTCTAAATCATAAGACCAAGCAATCTCTTCATTAAGACGATCGTATGTTTCTCTGTCCAATTTTCCTATGCGTAACAGTTCGGTCGAAATTGCAGTTGAGCAGGCAGGAGTGCAAATTGTGCATCGAAGATTACACAATCTTCCTGTTTTCAGTTGCAAATATTCAAGAGAAACTTGTTCTGGCGGTGTTTGCATTGTTCCGTTATGCAACATCCACATATCTTGTTGACGTTTACTGTCTCGCCCTTCGTCTTCTGCGAATTTACACTGGTTGCAACCACTCGGCCAAACACCGTTCGATAGTTGGTCGCGATATTCCTGAAATTCTTCTTGTAGAATACTCTCCGCATGTTCTATATCTACAAGTTTACTTTTTTTGTCTTCTCTGTGGATGAAGAGACAGCATGGAGTCAGATAACCATCGGTATCGACATGAACCGATTTCCACATAGATGGACAATAAATTTTAGTTTCGCTCATATTGACAAATACCAATCTCTTACCTCTGGGTCAATAATTGCAGTTAGACTCTCAAAGGTGTGTTTTCCTAGAAGAAACTTTTCTCTATATTGCCAGTTTTTCTTCATCAGTTTTAAAATTTTCGTATCAGAATAAATTCGGTTATTACTTTTATCCAATTTATAAGATTTTAATATTGCAATCGTTCTTTCTTTTCCTCTCAGGGAACACTCTTCAAACCGTTTAATGGCATGATCAATTATTCTATCAAAGATGTATTGTGGATATAAACGAATATCTAGGAACCCCTGTTGAGTATCTTCATTGATATGATTAAATAATTTGTGTGAATGAAGTTCTGGATCATACGGTTCATAAAATTCAAACCATCTATCAATATCCATAAGAACTGGAGCAGACATAATACTAGAAAGACCAAATTGATTTCTCTTGTTTAGTCTAGAATGATATTCTTTCCAATTATTAGAAACTGTTTCCCAGGATGCACCATCTCGACAAAATTCAAAAGTTTCATGCGTCCCATCTAAACTTGCCTGTATGCTTGGTTGGTAAAACTCCAATAACTCAGGAATAATCTTTCCCTTCCAGTGAAGGCGTGTTAGATTGGTATTGTAGTGGACGAAAATACTAAAAATATATGTTGGATCTATAGATTGAATCTCCAACAGTTTGTCGACTACTTTCCAATGTACGCCCGACATCATTGGTTCACCACCAGCCCAATAAATTTTTGTTAGTCTTCGTGCATCAAGGCATTCAATAATTTCCTCTGCCATCGAATCTTCAAACTCATAATCTATGACAAATTCTTTACCTGAGGGAAACATTTTAGGACGACGATTCCACATTTCGGAAAACAATGAAGCATGTTTCGAACTGTATAGTGACCCACAACTTATACACTGCAAATTACAGTGAATGGTTCGATAGTCAAAATATGTGGGAAGATCTAAAGTAGAACCGTCTTCATTAGTCTTGCTCACAACTTCAGCAATCATTTCTTCTTCGCTCTGAGGAGACTTCCAACTCTGTTGACGTAAAGATTCAATGTTCTGTTCTTCATTTTTATAACAAACCGAACAGGCATTAATCTTCTCTCCTGCGATCATCTTTTTTCTAACATCTTTCATCACAGCAGAATTCCAGAAATCTTTGGTTTCTGTTTTTTCCTCTGAAACAATATCATCTGATATGCAACAAAGTTTTCGCTCATACTGCGATCCGATGTAACTATGATCCCATGGATATTTACAAATACTCTTATTATTTTCAGTATTGATAGTCATAGTTAAATATATCTTTCCACGGGCCCATTTTCCTACTTAGTTGAACAACATCTAAGTATTTATTTCCTTTGTCCCAAAGATCATTATCTTGCGACTCTGCGCGAAGATATGATTTCATTGTTTCAGTGAGGATCCAGTTTGAATGCGGAGAGTCTTCATATAGCATCTTCAAATCTTCTTTGAATTGTTTCGATGCACAATTCAACGAAAGATACTCAGGGAACACAATGAAGTTCTGATTGATAGTTGTATGTGGTTTGAGTTTTGTGAGCGGAACTGCCCATTCATAAAACTCAGGTAGATATGGCGCATTCAACCATTGAATACTACATGTGATGTTTAAAGCAGCGATATGGGGATTTTCTAACAATTTTCGAATATTCGTATTCGCCCTTTCCCAATCATTTGGGTATCGAATAAACTTATTTCTATCTCCTACTGCATCCATACTACACCCAACAGTAACAACCTTAAAGTGTTTCCAATAATCACTAAACGATTCATCATAAGTTGTGCAATTGGTGTTGTAACTAATATGAATGTTACTGGCGACATCCCATTCTATTAGTTTTTCAAGCAATTTCCAGTGCATCGGCATAATAAATGGTTCACCGCCATTAATATACAGATACCTTAACGTGTCTTTGTGCGCATATAGTTGATCAATAATACTTTCGTCGAACCACTGAAACAATTCATGTTCAGCGCTGTTTTTTGTCATAAATGGAAGTTGGTCAGACCATTCTTTATAATCAGTTACAAGCGAAGAACTAGAGTCAGGATAACACATCAAACATTTTAAGTTACAAAGGTTACTTAATCTAATATCTAGAAATTCTAGTTTAGGTTTCTCAATATTTTCCCATCGATTATTTTCAGTAATTCTTCGCGATTTTCCACCATATTGCTCAATCTTGTAACAACCTTCACAAGCAGATGGATACTGTTGGGATAACATTTCTTCACGAATTCTGTTCGTTGAATAACTATTAAATATTTCATCAAATGTGTGTGTTTTTAAATTTAGTAGGGTTCCATTTGCGTCTTTAGCGAATCCACTATCAGGACCATCCATCTTAGAAACACAACAGATAGAAACATTTCCATTAGGATGAAGATTCATGTGATTAAATGGTAGGGTGCAATACCCATCATTTCTTAAAGATTGTTGAACCATTGTAGAAACTCCTGAGGAAATACATTGATCGATATGTCTCTACGAGAACTATATTGCGTGTAGAACTTCTTAAAATCTTTTCGATTCTTTTCTAGATCTGTGTCATAAGAATGTGGTGTTTCAATAATATTCACATAAGAAATTAATCGTTCAACATCACTCTTCTCTGTAACAATAAGATCAGGGTTATCTCGATTTTTTTCTAACCAATTGCTAAGATTCTGGTAAGCAGTTTCCCTGATAGAATCTGGTAAAACAGTTAGACTCTGAAATGCAGGAAACCGAAGAAAGTTTATACTCATGCTTATACGATTTCCATGACGACGTTTCCACAGCATAATCTTATCCATAATTTCAGTTATGTTAAAGAGACATAATGCATTAATCGTCATCATAACAACAATGCGCTTCACATTAGATTCACCAAGAATACGCTCAACATTTTCACACCAAGATTCGTAATTCAATCCATCGCGAATATACTCTGCTTGCGCACCTGTGGTCTCCATACTTGTGAAGAGAGTAAGATTGTTAATGTCGTGTGACCTCTCTATCAGTCTATCTATTATAGATTTTTTTGCACCAAGATTGGTATTGATCCCCAATTCAAACTGGTATTTCTCTTCCGCAAACAAATCAATCAGTTTCCAAACATCTGTACTCATTAATGGTTCGCCACCAGTAACTCTTAGTGTGCGAAGTTCTTTACTAAGTTCTGGCCACCATTCCCAAAATGCTTTGATGTATGGATTTTCTGTTTTCTCATAACAATTATTTGCAGTACCATCATGTTTAAATGCACCCCCACCGGAAGTCTCAAGATCATAATTACCGTGTTTCTTTATGTCTCGTTCCCACGTTGTGCTGAAATTTGCATTACAATAACTGCATGCAAAATTACAGGTTCTATCGAACATAACTTCTAATGTGGGTGGAATAATGCGAGCATCTGCTGGTTTATCAAACCATTCTTGCATTTCTTCTGGACCAAACTGTAACGATTTAAATACGCGATCTGAAATATAATCAGTTCCCATACTTTCAATTTTCCAGCAGTAATCACATTCAGAAGGTTTATGACCATCCTTCATGAGTTGCCGCATTTTTATCTTATGATCAGTATTATGCAGTTTTGCTGGATCCAATAAAATTTGCTCTGGGTCTATTTTATGAACGGGAGGAAGATGACAACTGCTGGTTTCTCCGCTGCCCAACCATAGAGTACTATTACCCCATTTTGCACCACAAAACGATGCAGATTTAGAATTTAGTATACTGTTTCTGAATCGAAGCAATCCATCATCCATAATAGTCATCATCCATCAAATATGCAAGTTCTGGGAAGGTGTCAACGAAAGATGTTTTCCTGCGTTTATCCAAACTGCGTGTATAGTTTCTAAAATCTTTATACAAAGACTGTGGTTCTTTTGTCGATCTCATATAGTCAACCAATCGTTTTACTTGGTCAACTTCTTCTAAGTAAAACGTTTCTTCAGTTGATTTTTTAGAAGTCAATTTGTGTTTATCAACATATTCTATCCAAGAATCGCCAAATCGTGTTTTATCTTCTTCCGAAAGTAAGGTTAAGCACAACATTCTCGGCCAACGAAGATATGACAGGTGAGTTCTTACTCTAAATTCATGTATCTTACTATAGTATTTCAATCGCATTTCTCTTATATATTCCAAATAATCCAGAAGAGTTGGTGCGCTTGTTAAGTTTATAGTTGTCATGTAATGCAACCGTGTGGTATTAGGTGTATTATCTAGGACATACTTACAGTTCTTCTTAAACTCATCAAATTGCATACCAAATCTAGAATACTCAGCATGTTTACCAGTGCTCTCTAATGAAGTATATACATCAAATAATTTAATATTGCATGAGATTCTATTAATGTATTCCACTAATTTCTCAACCAATTTATCTGGAACATTGAGATTAGTGTTAATCGCGAGTGTCAAATTAGGATTTGGGTTCTCCGCAATATAATCAAGAACTCGCCAAGTATGCTTACTGAGTAATGGTTCACCACCAGTTATTCTAAACGTATGGAGATTGGGATAGAGATCAGGCCACCACTTCCAGAAAGCATCGATATATGGATTTTGTTCTTTGCGATGAATTGGAAGTTTTCCAACTTCCTTCAACCAATCTAAATCATGAAGATTAAAATCTTCTAGTTCTATTGGTCCATGAGTTTCAATTTCTTCCTGCCATCTCGAGGAACTTTCTGGACTGCAGTATACACATTTAAAATTGCATGTAGATTCGAATGCAACTTCTAGATATGACGGGTCGATATTTGCTCCATCTCCAGATTTTACAATTTCCTCGATGTGTGGTAGCGCCCACGAATATGTAGATTTGTATATCCGATCGCTCATCCAATCTTTATTCAGGTTCTCAATCTTCCAGCAATAGTCACATTCTTTAGTTTGTATACCATTGAGCATGTCAATACGTGCTGCCTTTTTAACAGCGGTGTTATGAATACCTCTTGGATTGTCTTTAATATCTTCTAAAGTAATTTTATGCCGTGAAGGGTGGTGACAACTATGCGTCTCGCCACTATACAAAAGAATGGTTGATTGTTTCCATTTTGCTGCACAAAAAGATGGACTAACTGCGTTGATTACTTCTCGTTTTTCTTTGAGAAAATTCCAGTATGAATCTACTGAATGGACGTCTAGATTATGCTCTTCATGTGCACCATCACTCATTTTTTATAACCCACTGCCATGTATCTATAGAAATGCCCACACTTCAACATACCTGCATATTGTGGATCTTTAATGTTGTTGATATTTAAGAATTCCTCTAGACTATTAGCAAGACGAACATGCTCATGATTTTCTAGATTATTTCCTTGAACGATATATTTAGTCCCGCTAGGAATAGAGTTCCACCAAGCATCGTAAACTTCTTGCGTAACATGCTCGCTGCTGGTATTGATCACCAGATCGGGATGTATGTTGATTGGCATGCCATTTTTCATGTCGTGTTGACGAAAGACAATATCGTGATAACACTCGTCGATAGCAGCGAATACATGCCTACAACTAGAATCTAAATCTGTGGTTAGAATTCGGGCATCTGGAAATTTATGTGCAATAAACTGTGCAAGAACTCCATACCATCCACCGAAAATTACGATAGATCGATCCATTGGAGTTACGTGTTCAAGCAACCATTTCTTACTTTCGATCTGACTCGGCCAAAAGTTTTCCGAGAAACGATATGCATTCTCTGGATTATTACGGATATATTGCATCCAAAGCATTACAACATCAAAATTAACCATGTTTATAATTCCTTACACCATTCTAAAAATTCTGTAAATTCGGGAAACGTGTCTGCCAAATTACTGTTGCTTCTACGGTCATATTCCGGAAAGAACTTGGCAAAATCTTTCCTGGCATTTAATCTATATTCTTCTGTTACATTATGTGTGTCATTATAGAAATATTCTCGAATTCGTTCCATCTTTCTAATTTCAAAATCTTGGAATCCATTTTCTCTCATGTATTCAACGTCACTGTCTATATATCTGCCAAATTCCTTTGGGAGAATGTTCATTGTCCAGTGAGGAGGTTCTTTGAGATGCGGAATATCAATTAGAATTCTTTCGCCCCATTTTTCACGAAGTTCTACGATTAACTGTAGGAAATCTTTAAAATACGGAACAGTCAAAACATTATACGTAGTCATAAAACTCACGTATGCAGTTGGAATTGTTTCCAATACGGTATTGATATTCTGCAGAAACAAGTTATAGTTAAGACCACGTCGAATGTATTCTGCTTGCTTGCCCGTACATTCTAGACTTGTAAATACTCTAATATTCTTGACGTGTTTCTTTTCTATTAATTCTTGCACTCGTGAACAAAAATCTTCAACCTTACGAGTCGTAACTCCGAGATTGGTATTAATCTGTAGGAATAACTCTGGGTTACCATCTTTCTTCAACATATCGAGCAATTTGAACGTGTTGGCAGTCATTAAAGGTTCGCCCCCAGTAATGCGGAAAATCTTTAAATCATTTTTTAAATTTGGCCACCATTTCCAAAATGCCTCAACATATGGATTATATTCTTTCTCGGAATATATCTTACTCTGTATACTATACTGATCATATTGTATATCATAATTACCGTGTTGTTTTATTTCATCTTCCCACAGAGAAGAGAATGACGGGCAACAGTAACCACACTTGAAATTGCATGCGTTACTAAAACTTACTTCCATGTTATATGGGTTTACATTTTCACCCCATGGTGTATTTCTTAAAATTTGTATTTCTTCATCAAGATCAAATAAGTTATTCGGTCCAACAGCATTCTTCATAAACCGATCGCTGACTTTATTGATGTCCTCGATGCTCCAACAGTAAGAACACTCATCTGGTCTACCACCTTCCAACATCAACTTACGCTGCTGCTTTTCGTGTGAGGTATTATGTAATGCTGCTGGATCTTTAGAGATCTCATCCAAAGCAATATGCATTGGCGGCGGATGATGGCAACTGTGCTTGTGCCCAGAGTGAAGATATAGTGCTAACCATCTCCACTTCTGCGGGCAGAATCCATGTCCTACAGAATCTAACTTTTCTTTTACATTCAACCTCGCCGCATCCTTGCTACTTCAATTGCTTGTTCGTCATTCATAATCGGAACTGCATTTGATTTATGCATAGTGGCGATTCCTTTGATCAATGTGCCTGTATATGTATTCTCTTTGCGAGCAAAAGTAACACCAATACCATCACCAGAAGGATACTTTTGGCGATGGTCACTGACTTGATAGTCGGGAAGAGGTGTACCACGCAACTTGGGTTTATAATTACCTTGACGATATTGCACATATTCGTCGAAAGTCTTAGTCGTTGAACCGATACGCTTCATCTGCTTGTTGTAATCTACCCAGTCCTGGGCATACTTGGCAGTCACACCCTTGTTAGAAGTCTTGCGCTTCTTGGTGCTAGTGGTAGTGAACGCATGAGACATAAGATGCATAGACATAACAAAATCCTTTTTCTAACTCAACATACTCTTATACCCTATTACGGCAGATATGTCAAGCGAAAAATTATTATAATTTATGAATAAAAGAGGCTTGACATTTTCAAAAAACTAGGGTATAGTGAATATATTGTGATGGAGAATATGATGACTGTTGAAATAATTTCTCGTGAAGAAGAATTGTTAGAACTCCTCGGAATTCCGTGGAATGGTTGGGGATACGAACTTGAAGAGTTCGCTCAAATAAACTTCGAACTCGAAGCGAACGGTGTTCCCACTTATAAATCATTCGAGGAATATCTCGAAGGTCGTCTTGAATATAAGAAAAGGATTGCAGCAT